TTAGCTCTCCTTTTTGTCAAATTTTTTCAAATTCTTTTGAATTATCTTATCAATATCAACATTTGTTGTATGTGGAGGCGTTACTTTATCTAATAAATCTCTGTTTTCTTTGGTTTGTCTTAGACCATGTTTTCTAAGTTGATAATTTTGTTCATATTCTTGGCTTTGGTTATGAAATTTACGATCTGATTTTGGCATGACGTGTCTCCTATCTCGTTTAGCTAAATCTATGCAAAAATTTTGCATAATCAATTTGTCGAGTTGTCCGAGTACACTCTCTTTAATAGTGTACTCTTGTTCCATTTTGGAACAAATTTGCTTGATAAATGTTCAATTCTGTTTTATTGCTCTCCTAAATTTTGAATAAACAATCACGCTTTTTGAATTATTATTCATTTATGCGGTTTGTTTCTCTTTTTCTGTATGCTCAATATAAGCAATAGCGTCTTTTGCAAATTGGTCTACTAAAACATTCATTACTTCTGTCCATTTGACTGGACGACCTATTTTCATTCCGACTTCCATTGCTAGACGTTCAACCTTAAGCTTCTTTTCTAGCTTGATATTGAAACTTGCTGTTGTTTTCATAATTTATACCTATCATAAAACTGGTATTCAAACTTTGGGGAGTAATTATATAGTTTTTTACCTAAAATGCATTTTACCTATTTACACATTTAGGTAATTATTCTATTATCTGCATAAATACTTTTTTAGGTAAAAAGGTAAATTCTAAATGATAGACTTCCTTAAGCTCTCAATCCCATTCAAAAAAGAGTGTTTAATCATCTGCAAGGATGGTGAAACCTCCTTTTTGCGTGAGACATTGATTGAGATTGCAAGAAGAGCAGGTATAAAACTACAAGCAGGTAATGTAACTTTTGAAATTGACGGTGATCTTGATGTTTCTGAACTTTCCCATCCTTATGAAACAATTCCTAGCCATTACGGTTCGTTAGCAATGAAGATTTTTAACGGTAGTGAAATATTGAAAACACCGCCGAGAATTGAATTAAAAGCCAGTCCAGCAAAACTTATACAGGGGCATAATGTATTTGGTTCAACTCAATTAAAAGTTTGTGCGTTTGCAATGTGGCATACGTTTATTAAAGGAATGCCTGAACTTGCTGATATGGTTGATTTTGAAAATACCGAAGTTGATTGGATAGATGTTACTTATTCAGCCCACATCAATTCAGAAACTGTACAAAAGCAAGTCATCAATTTTCTCCAAAATGTTTCATTAGGGCAAACAAAAAAGACCCGACATAGTAAAGAATACGAGACAACAGCAGAATGGAATACAGGTTCAAAACACCGAGTATTAAAAGTCTATTTAAAAGGTTATGAACTGCAAAAACGCCTATCAGAAGCCCAATCAGAATTTAAAAAGTCACCAAGTAAAAAGCATTTAAAAAACGTTATTAGTGTCTTGAGCAATCCTAATTTAATTGAATTTTCTAAGAAATGCGTGCGTTTTGAAGCACGTTTAAAACAGCGTTATCTTGATGAAAACAAGTTACCAAGAAATTTACTCAAATTAATAGCCTATCAACAGAAATACGAAGCAGAACAGGGTAAAGACCTGATAAAAGAATTATGGCAACAAGCCTTTAAAGACATTATTCAAGCAGTTGGAGAAAGTAAAATGAACGTATATAACCGAGACGGTATTCAAAAACTATTAAGAAAGCATTATTACAACGTAACGCCTAAAGGCAATATTAGTTATGCCAAAGCAGATAGATTATTTGGGTTTTATAAAAATCTACTTAATGACGGTTATCACGAAACATTAAATTCAATGGCAAGAAATACATTTTGGCGACACGAAAAAGATTTAATCGCAATCGGATTGACAAAAGCCCAATTACAAAATCTGAAAGTGAATGAACGTCATAACATCATGCCAATAATGAAATTAGTTGAAATTGATTTTATACATCAACGACCAATTTGGTACAAAGAGCCAACTATCAATGACCCAATTTTTGCTTTAGTTGCTTAATTTTTAACAATAGGAGAAATCAAAATGAGTAATCAAAATCTGGCTAATTATGTATTAAAAGTACAAATTTTTCCAACGTCAAAAGTAGAAGAACGTTCAGGAGTAAGTGAGAAAACCGGAAAAAATTGGTATATCCGAACTCAAGAGGCTTATATCCATTTAGGTGGTCAATTCCCAGTACAAGTAAAAGTACCATTAGCAAAAGACCAAGTGCCGTATGGTTCTGGGGATTATTATGTTCATCCACAATCATTTAAAACGAGTGCTTATTTTGATTTAAAAGTAGGTGATATTGTTCTTGTTCCAGCTGATGAGAAATAAGATATGGATTTATTATATTTGGTCTTTTCTGTTATTTTTCTATCTTTTTTTTATTGGTTTTTTGGGATTTGGTTAATAGGAAGTAGTTTTAAAGAACATATATATTTCTTTATTAGAGGCGTTAAAAGATTAAGGCGTGGAAAATTTGGTCAAAATGAAATGGTAGTGCATTTTATCTTAACTATTTTTTTCTTTATTTTTTCTATATTTATAGTTGTATTTATTAGAAGTTCGGGATTTTGAATAATGCGAGAATTTATTCAAATGATTGGTGCAAGTTTTATTGGCTGTAGCCTTGCCCTAACAATTTTTTATTTATTGGTATTTCATTTATGACCAATGAAATAGAGATTACAACCAAATTCTGTCATCCCTATATGAATTTCGGGGGAGAAGATGGCTGTAGTGATGTAGTTTTGAAAGTTCCACAATCCGAGGCGGTCAAACTTCAAATTGTGGAGCATTCAAAGGGCGAAACAGTAGGAATTGAGTATTATCCTGAATTCTTTGCTGTTTCATTTTCAATCACTTTGCTTTTTTGGCTTGTTGCTAAATTCGGTTGGATGATTATAGAAACAATCAAAAGAGCATAGTTAAAGAAGGAAAACATTATGTTGAAATTTTTGAAAAAGACAAGTGGAAAAGTTGCTGTTGCAACAGCTGGTTTATTAGCCTCTACAATGTCATTGGCTGAAACACAAGCAGTTGATTACACGGCTTTAACCTCCAAAATTGACTTCAGCGGAGCAATTACGGCGGTATTAGGTGTAATTGCCTTAGTTGTTGGAGCATTAGTCGCTTGGAAAGGTGGGCAATGGATTGTAAAAGCGGTGCGTTCTGCTTAATCAATAGAGGGGGACATGAATCCCCTTTTTCTTAGGAGGTATTATGACGTGGCAAATTGTCTTTTTTGTATGGGGGTTATTATGCGCTTGGGCGGTCATTCGTGGTATAGACGGTTAATAATTTGTTTCATTATCTCGCAATTTTTACATGTACAAGTTGCACACTCATTTGCACCTATTCTAGGAAGAGCGGTTTTAACAAGGGTTTTAGGGAATGTTGTTGCTCGGAGAGCTGCTGTTAGTGTTGCAGCTAATGATGCTTCAATCGTTGCATTACGCACAATGCAAACATATAGAGCATTAGGTACGGTAGCCGCAAATGATGCCCGATTCGCTTTAACTGCTAAGTCAACCTTACGGCATGTGAAAGATATTTCGTGGGTTTCACTCGCATTGAATAGTGGGGTAATTACTTTATCCGATTTAAATGTTGAGGGAAATGATAAAGTGTCTGTTACTTTTGAACCTAGTGCAGTTAAGTTAGCTGATGGGCGTTATGCAATTCAAGTTAATGGGGAAACAAAAATTGTTAATGCGAACCCAAGTAAAAATGATCCTGTGATTTATCAATATTCTAAAGAGAAAAAACAAATTCCAGATGAATTAAGTGAAGTTTATAAATCAGATACATTAGATAATCGCTATAAATATTTTGATGAGTTAAGAACAGGGGAGTATGCCCAATCAAATTCACTTGAAAAATTATCTGAATATATATCTCAAGAAGAATGGGGAGGAAAAGGGGAAGAAAGTTATCTTAGCGTTAATATTGATGGAAAAGAACACCAATATTTGTATTCTAAAACAACTGTAGAAAATCGTTATTTAAGACATCAACAAATCGGCGATAGAATTCATCCCACAGTGCGGCAAACTTTTACCGAGAAGCAATTAAGATATGATTTTAATCCCATGCTTTCCGGATATACCGGAGAGAATACAGTTTATTCTTTTAACCCACCTAAAGAAAGTGATTATCAGATTTCTACACGCACAACAACCGTGAGCTATATCAATTTTGAAATCAATCCAAATTGGGTTGGGGATAATATTCAAACAACACCACAAGAACAACAATTAGGCTCAATCGCTGATTTGGATTTGGGATTATATACTCAGCCATTGACAGCGACGCAACTCGCTCAATTATTTAATGCTTTGATGATGTCGGCTGCTTCTCAAGCTGATTATGAAGGCATTCCATTTACTTCTACAAACCCAGTTACAGCAAGTGAAGTCAATGCGGTTTTAACAGAGCTAGGCATTAGCCCGACTTATGCTGATTTATTTGCTAAAGCTGGAACAGGCGATAAATTAGAATTTGATTACAATGTATCACCATCACCTAATCCAGCTCCAAATCCTCGCCCTAATGACGGCAAATTTGATGAAGATATTGATATGTCAGAATTAGAGTATCCCGAATTAGAATCACCGACAGCACGACAAATTCTAGAACCATTAAAACAATTTTTCCCTGAATTCCAAAAATTACATATTCAAGAAAAAGGGGCTAGTTGTCCGACATGGTCATTTGATGCATTAAATCGGACCTATACGATAGATGGACATTGTATATTGTTGGAGAAATACCGTAATTTGTTTTCATCAGTATTTATGCTGATTTGGTCAATTATTGCGGTTAGACGGTTATTAAGTGCATAGGAGAAGAATATGGGAAGTCTTATTTTACGTTTGTTAAGTGGGTTATTAGGCTTTGTATTTAAAGGTGTTGTTGGTAAGTTTTTTGTATTTTTTGCGTTATTTTATGTAACGACAGAATTTGTACCGGAAATTATTAATTTATTTGTTCCACAGGAATTAAACGTTAATTTTCAAACACTATTTAATTATTTGCCTAATGATGTTTGGTATTTCTTAGAATTATTCAAAGTGCCTTTTGGCATATCGTTATATCTATCCGCTATGGTTGCTCGTTTCATTATTAGACGTATCCCAATAATAGGCTAGGGGGATATATGGCAATTTTAGCATATGTCGGTATTCCGGGGAGTGGCAAGTCTTATGAAGTGGTAAGTTCGGTTATTCTGGAGCATTTTAGAAAAGGTCGCCGTATTGTCAGTAATATTGAAGGGGTAACACAGGAAAAACTGACGCATTACTGTATTAAAAAAGGTGATAAAGAGAGTAATTTGGGTGAATTTATCAGTGTAACGGACGAAATTTGTCAACAACCTGACTTTTTCCCTTACAAAGGGGCAACTGAAACGGTTTGTAGGGCTGGTGATTTAATTTGCCTTGATGAAGTTTGGCGTATTTTTCCTAGCGATAAAATTCACGAAAATCACCGCTCTTTTTTGGCTGAACATCGACATTTTACTCATGAAAAAACAGGTGAGTGCTGTGATTTGGTTGTCATCAACCAATCTATTTCTCAATTACCTCGATTTATTAAAGATCGTATTGAAATGACTTATCAAATGTCAAAACTGACTGCATTAGGTATGTCAAATCGCTATCGGGTTGATATTTTTACAGGTGCGAAGACCACAAAAACGAATAAAACGCTTCAACTACAACGTAAATATGATAAAGAGATTTTTCACTTGTACAAAAGTTATGATGGTGAAAATGGGAAAGAAAATGTCGTTGATGGTCGAGGCAATATTCTAAAATCCTTTCAGTTCAAAGCAATGATTGCCCTTGTTCTTATATTATTTATTGTTGGTATTTATGCGTTTAAATCTTTTTTCCCAAGTGAACAAGAATCTTCATCTAAAGTATTAATACCACCGAGACAGGAAGAAAAATTGGTGACTTCACTTCAGGAAAGAAAACCCTTTTCATCGCCTACTCAACTCAAATTATCAGATAAATGGCGAATAACAGGAGAATTAACCAAGAATGGCAATGCTTTTGTTATTCTTGTCGATAATCAAGGAAATCTACGGTTAGAACCTCGAAGTCAATTTCAGTTTAGCGGTCGAATGTTGCAAGGAGAAATTGATAATCAAATAGTTAATTATTATTCGGGAGTAGAAAAATGAAAAAATATTTATGGGCAATGTTGCTATTATCCTTTGGTATTTCTGCAAAAAATGTAGATTTTAAATTGGAAGCTGTCCCATTACCTAAGGCAATATCAATGATTTATGATGAAGTATTGGAAAAGCCTTATATGCTTGACCCTAAATTAGCTGGGGATACAAGATTAATTAGCTTTCATACTACTGAAAAACAGGATTTTAATCAGTTCATTGAACGCTATTTTGACAATATAAATATCAAGGTGTACGAGAAAAAAGGCGTGGTTTATATTGCTCACGTTGAACCAAAGCCAGCCAAAGTTATTAAAAAGAGCTTTGTCTATAATCCCATTCACCGTGATACTGAATACCTTGCTCAATTTGTTCAAGGAGATGGGGCAGTTTCAGCCAGTGGCGATAAACTTGTCTTTTACGGCACAAATGAAGAGATAGCGAGAGCAAAAAGTGTATTAAAATCGGTTGATACAAAGTCTAAAGAGGTTGTTGTAACAGGTTATGTCTTTGAAGTACAAGATATTGAAAAAGAGGGAAGCGGCATTAACTTATTGGCGAAATTGTTATCGGGTAAACTTGGTATTAACATTGGCTATAAACAAAACTATGAAAATTTTATCACTGTCAATGCCGGTAATTTAGATGCAATGATAGAGTTATTTCGTACAGATAGCCGTTTTCAAGTAGTGAGTAGTCCAACTTTAAGAGTTAAATCAGGTTCAAAAGGAAATTTCTCTGTGGGGTCTGATGTACCCGTTTTATCTAATCTTACTTATCAAGATGGAAGACCTATTCAAGCCATAGAATACCGTTCTTCTGGTGTTATCTTTGATATTCAACCAACCATCAAGAATCAAGCCATTGATTTGAAAATTCAGCAACAACTATCAAATTTTGTTAAAACTGATACAGGCGTCAATCAATCTCCGACCTTGATAAAACGAGATATTATTACCGATGTTACAGTAAAAAATGGTGATGTTATTGTTCTCGGCGGACTTGCTGAAAATAAACTAACAGAGGGGGAGACAGGATTTTCATTTCTGCCAAAAGGTTGGCTAACAGGGAAGTCGAAATCAAATACAAAGACAGATATTATTGTTCTTTTGCAGGTGAAAGAGTTATAAACTATAATTTTAGCCGCTAAAATTCATAAAGGAGAAATATAATGAATAAAGTTTTACCTACTTTCGCTTTAGTTTTTGGTGTTGTTGCTTGTTCAGAACCAGTAAAAACAAAAGCCTATTATTCAAAAAACTTAGATGAAGCCCGTAAAGTTGTAGAAGTCTGTAAAAATAAGGATACAATGACTGCTACTGAAAAGGAAAATTGCCAAAATGCAGCTAGCGCAATGTTGTGGGCTCCTAGTAATTCAGGGCTAAGACCGTAGAAAGATACAACGTAACTTTTATGGAAAGTTAAAAAATAATCTAAACTTGCTTTAGATTATTTTTTGACTTCAGCAACTGGAGCGAAGCGAAAGGCGGTAGTAAAAATGAAAGCATATAACAGCGAGTATTTCTATGATCCAATGAGGGCTTTTTATGACAGCGGAGCCGATTATCTTACGGTAACGAAGCATAGGTTAGTCGTTATTGCTAAAAATGCCTATGCAACATTATTCAAAATATCTTGCGGTGATTATGGAAATTGTCCAATAGCAACCGAGCAAATAGAGCAAGATATGACGGATTTAAATGTATTTTGTAGATTATTTGAAAATGCAAAAGAATTTCCATTAGACAAAAACCATGTCAAATATAGCTATGAATTAGACTATGATGAGCAGATTAAAGAATTGGATAAAATTTTACTAAAATATGTAGAATTTTTGAGTTCTAAGTAGAATTTTAAAAAGTCATAAAAAAAGCTACGCCCGCAGCTATGGCGAGGACGTGGCTTTTTTTATGGCTTGTTACTTACTGTTTTTTCTCAAAACGCTTTACAACGCCCTGACATTTCATTTCAACTGTTCAATAAAACACCTCAAAAATCCGTCACAACGCTTAAAAATCACTTTATTTGTCCTGTTTAACTAGTATTTGTGACTTGTGTATAACTCTGTGATTTATTTAATCCGTAGTTTTCGCTCACCTTATCACTAATTTCGCATAAGGTTTTTCGGATTATGTTACAATTCGCCGCGCGGTATAATGGCGCAAGCACCGCGCAAGAATTTACACATAATCCGCTGTTATGCGAAATTATAAGTTATTGAATTTATGTCAAATATTACCATTCAACATATCACCCCACGGCATTTTTATGAGGCTGTAAGACTCTTGAAACAAACAGATCATCACATCAGATTTAGTTATGATACGGTTGAGATCCGTTTTGTTTTTGACAGATTAGAAACAGCAGAGCAGACACAGGCGAGATTTGAGCAAATGGAGCATTTAGGGGAATTTTTAAAGGAACTGACAAATTCATCAGTTCCTGTTGATTTAGAGGAATTTATTAAACTATACCGTTATCAACCAAAGAATAAGTTTTTTAGGCGTTAATTTAATAAATTTATTTACCCCAAGATAGAGTTTTATCAAATACATCAGTGCTATAAGTGCCACATTTTAGAGTTACACCTTCAGCTTTTATAATACTGCCATTAGAGTAGGGCTTGCCATCATAGATACAAAATTTTGTGTTATCTGATTTTGTTTCTGGGAGTGATTTATAGACTTTTCTTTCGAAAGAGGGCTGTTGGCAAGCTGCTAAAAGAAAAGCTGTAATAGAAATTGTCAATAGTTTTTTCATTTTAGCTCTCCTTTTTGTCAAATTTTTTCAAATTCTTTTGAATTATCTTATCAATATCAACATTTGTTGTATGTGGAGGCGTTACTTTATCTAATAAATCTCTGTTTTCTTTGGTTTGTCTTAGACCATGTTTTCTAAGTTGATAATTTTGTTCATATTCTTGGCTTTGGTTATGAAATTTACGATCTGATTTTGGCATGACGTGTCTCCTATCTCGTTTAGCTAAATCTATGCAAAAATTTTGCATAATCAATTTGTCGAGTTGTCCGAGTACACTCTCTTTAATAGTGTACTCTTGTTCCATTTTGGAACAAATTTGCTTGATAAATGTTCAATTCTGTTTTATTGCTCTCCTAAATTTTGAATAAACAATCACGCTTTTTGAATTATTATTCATTTATGCGGTTTGTTTCTCTTTTTCTGTATGCTCAATATAAGCAATAGCGTCTTTTGCAAATTGGTCTACTAAAACATTCATTACTTCTGTCCATTTGACTGGACGACCTATTTTCATTCCGACTTCCATTGCTAGACGTTCAACCTTAAGCTTCTTTTCTAGCTTGATATTGAAACTTGCTGTTGTTTTCATAATTTATACCTATCATAAAACTGGTATTCAAACTTTGGGGAGTAATTATATAGTTTTTTACCTAAAATGCATTTTACCTATTTACACATTTAGGTAATTATTCTATTATCTGCATAAATACTTTTTTAGGTAAAAAGGTAAATTCTAAATGATAGACTTCCTTAAGCTCTCAATCCCATTCAAAAAAGAGTGTTTAATCATCTGCAAGGATGGTGAAACCTCCTTTTTGCGTGAGACATTGATTGAGATTGCAAGAAGAGCAGGTATAAAACTACAAGCAGGTAATGTAACTTTTGAAATTGACGGTGATCTTGATGTTTCTGAACTTTCCCATCCTTATGAAACAATTCCTAGCCATTACGGTTCGTTAGCAATGAAGATTTTTAACGGTAGTGAAATATTGAAAACACCGCCGAGAATTGAATTAAAAGCCAGTCCAGCAAAACTTATACAGGGGCATAATGTATTTGGTTCAACTCAATTAAAAGTTTGTGCGTTTGCAATGTGGCATACGTTTATTAAAGGAATGCCTGAACTTGCTGATATGGTTGATTTTGAAAATACCGAAGTTGATTGGATAGATGTTACTTATTCAGCCCACATCAATTCAGAAACTGTACAAAAGCAAGTCATCAATTTTCTCCAAAATGTTTCATTAGGGCAAACAAAAAAGACCCGACATAGTAAAGAATACGAGACAACAGCAGAATGGAATACAGGTTCAAAACACCGAGTATTAAAAGTCTATTTAAAAGGTTATGAACTGCAAAAACGCCTATCAGAAGCCCAATCAGAATTTAAAAAGTCACCAAGTAAAAAGCATTTAAAAAACGTTATTAGTGTCTTGAGCAATCCTAATTTAATTGAATTTTCTAAGAAATGCGTGCGTTTTGAAGCACGTTTAAAACAGCGTTATCTTGATGAAAACAAGTTACCAAGAAATTTACTCAAATTAATAGCCTATCAACAGAAATACGAAGCAGAACAGGGTAAAGACCTGATAAAAGAATTATGGCAACAAGCCTTTAAAGACATTATTCAAGCAGTTGGAGAAAGTAAAATGAACGTATATAACCGAGACGGTATTCAAAAACTATTAAGAAAGCATTATTACAACGTAACGCCTAAAGGCAATATTAGTTATGCCAAAGCAGATAGATTATTTGGGTTTTATAAAAATCTACTTAATGACGGTTATCACGAAACATTAAATTCAATGGCAAGAAATACATTTTGGCGACACGAAAAAGATTTAATCGCAATCGGATTGACAAAAGCCCAATTACAAAATCTGAAAGTGAATGAACGTCATAACATCATGCCAATAATGAAATTAGTTGAAATTGATTTTATACATCAACGACCAATTTGGTACAAAGAGCCAACTATCAATGACCCAATTTTTGCTTTAGTTGCTTAA